ATCCCAACCTCCCGTGCCTTGCAGGCTGAAGGTATACGTACCATTGTCTTTGTCTGGGAATGACGCAGACAAAGAAGTAAGGATAGCAGCGCCTTCAATTTTCGTTTCGCCATTGCGGGGTGCAACAGTGCCGGCGGCACATTGGGTAATTTTAATCGTTACCTCCGCACCGATAGAAGCGTAAAGGTCATCTGGGTTCCAGTTCGTAGCATCGTCGTCGCCAAACAAAGCGCTACCGGAAATAGTCCAGTTCTTGGCGCTGCTAACGTAAGAACGGAATACCGCGTCGTCTTTGCTGGTTACTTCGCGGGTTTCCGCGTTCATCTCGAAAGAGCAGTCGCTCTCCAAAGCGAAGCCTTTGTAGGTTGATCCACCGTCGGTGGACAGTAAAACGCGGATCTCTCCGCCAGAAATACTTGCCATTTTTTTTAGGTATTAATTATAAAAATAAAGTCGGCTGCCAGTAGCACCCGTTCGTTTATGTCGTCGTAAAAGAACTGCATACCGTCCATGTACGCCTGGGTAAACGGACTGTCTAGGGCTACGCCTAACGCATCAGCGGCGCACGCTTCACCCTCCAGGGTTCCGCTGTCGCCTTCTACGTAGTCCTCGTACATAGGCATAACGCGCGGGTAGTCGCGCAGCTGTTGGCGAATATCGCCTAGCTGCTTTTGCGCGTCGTCAGCGTCTGCATAATGAAAGAACAGCGTAGCGCTGATATTCTCGCTTCCGCGCTCGTCTTTCGTTTCTGTAATATCTACGCCTTGAATAGTTATAACTATGTGGTCGGCGGTCGTTCCTTGTGGAGCTGCTAACGCGTAAACGTCGTCCGTAGCGGCCGCGGTTACTGCGTCGTATACGTATTGTAAGTAGTTCATCGCAGCACCGAAGTTATGCGTTTTTGGATATGACGCTGCATTAACTTTTGCGCTTTTTCTACCACGTTGGTACTGTCTACGGCTGCGCCGATAAAGTCCTTCGCTTTAAAGTTCTTTTCGGTTCCACCGAATAACTGCCAGGGAGCGTAGTATGCGCCTTGCTTACTGCTGCCGCGAAGTCCTACTACTACGTACGCCTTCGTCGTTCCTTTGTTGGCCCACTTATTAATAGATCCGTACAAATTGTAAAACTTGGCACCTAGAGTACTGCGGCTTTTTTGGCGAATACCTTTAGGTTGCTGGCTATCGGCGTATGCCTGGTTACGGGCTTCCGTAACTAGCGGCTGCGCCTCTTTAAGCAAGAGCTTACGCACTTCCCTAAAGCGCATAGTTTCGGACGTGCCTAACTTCCGCAAACGTGCGCGGAACTGGTCGAAACTTTCCGTACGTCCGGACTGGCTGCGTAGATATATGTTAGAGCGTGCCATTGTCGCGCAATTTAGTTTTAACCAAAATAAAGCGCTTGCGGCCCTCTGGGGTAATGGCTACGATGTCGTAATACTTGCCGCCGTAACCTATCTTCCAGTCAGCCGTTACAGCCGTCTGGTAACGCATTCGCCAGGTAATTAAATACTGGCTCTGCATTTGATCATTAACAAAAATTTCGCTTCCTACCGTACCGGTTTGTGGTATAACTTCCTGGGCATAAAATACCCCAGCGCTAGCAAAACTGCGCTTAACCTGGCCACTATTGTTAACGGTCGTGGTCGGTTCGTAAAGGGTTACGCGTCGGTCTAACGTCATGCAAAGTTCCGGCGGTAACGTCCTACGATACGATCAAAGAAACGCGGGCCGACGTTGTACGGCATATCGTCGCCGAAGTCGTACCCAAATTTAATACGCTGGTAAAGGGCGTGCTTAATGTCTTTTGGCATAGCGGCATAGCCGGCAGTATATACGATAACCATGCGGTCGCCTTCTTCCCCAATACTAGGGCTAATGACGCCGTCTAAAAGCTCGTATGCTGTATCCGCTGTGCTTACTCCGTCTATGTAAACGTGAACGGAGGTAATAGTACCCAGCGGCCAGTAGGGAAGCTCGTAAGAGCTTGCCCATACTGTATCGCTAGTAATTGTCGCACTACCTAGCACCACGTGAGCGAAAGACAGCGCTTCTTCGCACGCTGCCTCATAAAGGAACGTCAGAAGGTTGTTATCGTCCGTACCGTCCACCCGGACGAAGCTTTTAACTTCGTCCAGGTTTATGGCTTGCGGTGTATATGTAATGCTATTGGCCATTGTTAGATAGTAACGTCGGTTGCCAAAGCAAAGGAAGCGTCGCGCAATACCGCTACGTCCATAAAGCGCTCTACGTAAACTTCGACGATTGAGGACTTCATATTAGTGTAGGGGTCTACCATTAAAGTAGCACCGCCCCAGAAGCCAATCTGTACGTCGCTGAAGTTACCGAACAAAATGCCGTAGGTGTCGGGAGTACCGGCAGTTTTCTTGGAAATGGTCGTGTTGTAGATGTTGTAGCCGTTGGCCGTCTTAACGGGATCGAGCATACCTTCTACCAAGAAACGTCCAGAACCAGCGTCTACTTTGGTTTTCTTCAATTTAGCTACTACGTTCGGGTGAGTAACGTAAGCGAGGTTTCCGTCCAAAGCGTCGGCAGCTGCCAAAGCGGCTTCCATGTCTACCAAGTCATCGAAAGAGATAGCGCCCAAGGTCAAAGCTTGTGCAGCCAATTCGGTGTAAATACCAGAAGGCTGGTTAGAAGCGCCCGTACCGTTAAGTACTGCGTTCTCAAGTCCTTTGTTGAATGACAAGTTGAGCTGCTGAATGATGCGGGATTCGATACCGCGGCTGTACTCCTGGCGAAGTAATTGGTTTGACATAGACGCAGTAATTACGGCGCGCTTTGGCGACATAGATACTTTGTCAAAGTTGATGTCCTGGGCGCTGTCGGTGCCAGTTTCTGTCTGCCAGTTCAAAGCGTAGCTAGAAGTTTGCTTGGGGAAGTCGACGTTACCTACCAAGTTCTCTGCTACGGAGCAAAGGCCGAGCATAGGAGTATTGGGGTAAAGGAAGTCGATATAACGGCCAGGCTCGGTAAATACCAAGTCGCCACCCAAGTTACCGCCAGTACCGCCAGTAACGGACTGCGTGCGCTTGAAAAGCATTTCGGGCAAGTTTACAGCGTGTGAATCGCGGTAATCTTGGTTAAGCTTGCGCTTTTCGTTAATGCCTTCCTGGTTGATTTCGGCTTCGATGCCGGTAAGCTTACCGTTGCGGGCCTCATTGATGGCCTTAACGATATTGAATTTACCCAGGTCGCGAGCTTCTGATTTGCTCAATTTTCCCTGGACTGCGGAAGCGTCGACGAAGTTTGCCGCGCGTTCCTCTGTGTTTTCTACGTTTTCCACGTTTTCGGGTTTTGATTCAATTACTGGTTCCGCCAGTTCGGGTTCTTTATATTCTTCTTTAGCTGCTTCCAAGCTGCGAAGCGCTACGGAAGTAGTAGGGTTAGCGCCACGGGGCGTAAGGCTAATATCGTAAATTTCGCCCACTTCTTTAATGACGCGTAGGGGTTTCTCGCTGCGTACGTCTACCCATTCTTCTTTCTTAACGGTAAAGGCCCAGCTCGCTTGATCTACGTCGCCACGCTGGACTAACGTACGCACCTCGTTACCGGTTGCCGTGTCTGGCAATTCGAAACCAAACTTTAACCCCGTTTCGTCGGTAGTCAGTTCTAGCGTTCCTTTACCTTTATTTCTTCGGGCCAGTACCTTGTCGTAATCGTGGTTGTATAAAGCATGGATGTCGTAAGCGTCCAAGTTATCGAAGGCTGTACGCTCGATGCGTTCCCTAAAAGAACCCATGTCATATTCTCGAAAGTTTGCGGCGTATCCGCTAACATTTCGTCCTTCTCCTTCATTAGGCAGCGGAAGGCTCCGGGTTTCCTTGTTCTCCATTGTTTATGTCATTTTGTGGTGCCATGTGCATAGGCTTATTAAACGTATCACCGTCGGGAATAGGGGCTAGCCCTTCTTCTTTACGGATCTCGTTTGCGCTCATGACTCCGATATTCCAGTAAGATACGTTACGCTGTACCTGGGTCATGATGTCCCCACGCATGAGCGCTCGCATATCCAAATTAAAGCGGCGGTTGCCGTTAAGTACTTTATTGGTAAACTCCATTTCGATAAGCTCGACAAGCGGGCGAATGCAGTCCGTAACAAATTGTGCGTTCTGCGCCTCGATGCTGTTGGAGTATCCCGCGCCTTCCATGTGACCGACCTTGTGGGGTGGCACCTTGTAAAGGCGGCAAATTTCTTCCACTCCGAAGCGCAATGTTTCCAGGAATTGGCTTTCGCGCATACTCATGGCTACGGGCTTGTATTCTGCGCCTTCGGTCAATACCGCGGTGCCGCCGGCGTTGTCGCCAGCGTAACGCGCGTCGAACTGTTGGCCGATCTGGCGCACGCGGTCAGCGTCGCGTATAGTTCCCTGGATCTGTAGAATGCCTTTTGGCGTAGCACCGCGTCCGTAGAAGCTACCTAGGTGCTTCGTGGCTGCCATGTTTGTACCGATAGTTTCGCGGGCGTAGGTAATGGGGCTAACGCCGTTAATACCGTCCAGCGTCCATAGCTTTAGGTGAATAATCTGCGAAGGCTCTAGGCGCAGTTTAATACCGTTAGTTAGATGTACTTCGTACATGAGCTGCCCGCTAGTCGTGTCAATCGTAACTAGGTCGGTATCGACAAGCTCGAAACCAGATAGGCTGTTGCCCTCGCGCATGGGAAGTACGTAAGCGTTACCACGCAATAATAACTGGGTAAGCATTGCCTTGCGGAACGTAAAGCTATTGTAGCTCGTATTCGGCTGGTAACGTACCAGCGTGTCGATAAGGCCCGGAACGAATACCGTACCTTCTTCCGTTTCACGGATTAAGCGAAACGGTAGGCTAGCTACCGTGTCCGCAATGAGATTAACGCACGCGTATACCGCGGCGACTTTTGGGGCGTTTGTTGTGCTGACGTTCTCACCAGCAGTAGTACCCGTACCTCCGAAAAGGTTAATTAACCAGGGCCGGGGATTGATAACCCCCGAAATACTCCGTTTTACTCTATCGTAGAATGATGCCATACGCGCGCTAAAGTTTACAAAAACAATTCCAGAAAACCAAATTTAAACGAAAATAATTTCTTCCGTGTCATACGAACTCATGCCGGTGCTAGCGTTGTGAACATAGCCCGCCATAGCCGTAAGAATAGCCGCGGTTCCGTCGATACGGTCTGGGGCCTTGTCTTTCTGGAAAGTCCAGTTATCATTCTTATCAATATGAAGGCTAGTGTTCGCAATCATCCAGGCCGTAACCGGGTTGCCATCGTGCGTTATATTGCCCGTTACTACGCTTCGATACAGTAGCTTCATAGGTTCGTTAATCATTAGTGCGCTTTGTCGCACTTCGTAACAGAAGTTCTTACCGTAGCGCTGGCGCATAGTATCCACCGTTTCGGCTGCGTTCCACGGATCAAAAAAGATGCCTTCGACTGGGTGCTGTTCCATAATACGCTCTATAATAGCCAGGCGGTGGGCTGTGGTCGTTACCTCGCCCTTTACTATTTCTAGGTTCCCGTTCTTAGCCCAGTTGCGTACCAGGTTCGGGTACTTGTTCTTGCGCTTGCTCATGGCGTGGTCTGTAATCTGGTAGTACTGTATAGTATGAAACTTTTCGCCATTAAAGTACAGTACTGCGTAGGCGGTAAAGTCGTTTACCGCGGCCAAGTCAACCCCCAAGAAACAGCGCCAGTTCTTTACGCTGGTCTTTGTGTTGGTACACTTCAACCACTTGGAAAGCTCTATATAGGGCTGGGCGCTGCCCGCCCATTGGTTAAGGTGCAGCTTACGTAGCGAGAGTAACGTAGGTTCGTCGTACTTGGCAGTATTGCTTAATTCTTCCAGGTACTTTAAGCTTACCGTTACGCCTAGGCTAGGGTTAGCCTTCGCCCATACTTTCGGATCGTGTGGGTTTTCGTCGTCGGCAGCTCCGTAAATGATAGTAAGCCATGCTGGGTCTATCTTTGGGTTATCGCGCACCTGAACCGCATACTCGTGCCACTTGTGGGCAAACGTATACGCCCCTCCCGCGGTCGTAATTGCTACCATCTTACTCGGTCTAGCAGCCATCGAAGTACGTAGCGCCTCCCATAAATCTGGCCCTTTTACCTCATTCCAGGCGTGGATCTCGTCGCAAAGGATAAGGCTAGGGTTTAGTCCGTGGTTACTGCCGCCGTCGCTAGTAAGCGTCTTTAAAAAGCCTGGCCTTCCTTTAAGTCGTATCTCTTTGCGGTATGGCTCTAGTACCTTTTGCAGCTCCGTGTTAAATAGTACCATGTTCCGGACGTAGCCAAACAAAATGCCCGCTTGTTCCCTGGTCGCAGCTGCTAGTACTACTTGTGGATTACTGTTGTTCTTAAAGCCCTCTAGCATGTGGGCTATGGCTAGCATAGCAATAAACGCACTTTTACCGTTCTTGCGCGGGATCTCTAGCCAGACCATGCGCTTACCTTCGCTCTCTCTAATTAGATGCCTTTGCCAGTCCAGAAGTTTAACGGGCTTGCCCGCGTGTTCGTCTTCTGTTAGTACGCAGTAGCGCTCTATTATATTTTCAGTCCAGGTTAAGTTCACTACCTACTAGCTTTTCAAGTTCTGCTATCTTCCTTTCTGCTTTTGCCAAAGTTTCTACGGCTGGGTTCTTACGCAGTACCGGTTGGCCTCTGTCCGTTACCGCTTCAAGTATTGCGCCATGCCTTTTAAGGCTGTCTATGCACTCCTTTTGTATGCCTTTCCACAGTTCTAATTCTTCATTCATGGTCTGGGGGGTCTTGGTTTTGGTTCAAAAAAAAGGAAAAG